CCTCGGTGGACAGGGCCATCACAACCGCAGTCGCAATCGCAGTAGCAAGTTCGGTAATCTGTGTGTTCGTCATGGCGTAAGCGGCCTCCTGACCGCTGCCGACCCGACCCGGTGGCCGTTTCGACGACCGGACTATGAATGAATCCGATTCAGAAGTCAAGGCCACCAAACACTACGAATGGCGGGCGCATTATGCGAGGGCGATTCGTCACGCAGGGTTTGGGCCAGACCCCCAAAATCGAACAGACGTTCCCCCCCATCGGTTGCCAGAACCGGCCAGCGGTACGGTTGCCTGCGCATTATGCGGCGTGCAACGGCGGGTGCTGGGACCATTTGTGCTGGTCAGAGGGCTGCCACATGCGCCCGCGCGATCACGCGTTGGACCACCGCCGGACCTGTGCCGGGGTACCCCCCTAGGGGGGTACCCCGGTGCGCGCGTGTGTATGTATAGATACCCATAGACAGGGCGCTAGGCATATAACCTCAGGGCCTGTACGCGTATAAGGTACCTAGTAGGTACTTAGTACCATCCCCCCGCTGAAGGCGGGGGGATGTTACTTAGTACCACCTCCCCCCCACTATATGCAAGGAATGTCCCACAGTTTCTACAGATACTTCGCATCTAATATCCAGATGCCCGAATGGGACACCTTTGTGTTACAGTAGGCATCGCATACAGGAGGTGCCCCATGAACCAACCCGACATAGAAGTTCAAAAACGCACCATCGCAATGGGTGCAGGCCATTGGTTACGACGGTACGCCGTCGTACAGGACGGTCGCGTGAAAGAACTCTTCGTGGACAGAGAGGACGCTGAACGACTGATGACTTTGATATGCCAGAACTGGGCGGAGAAAGAGTGATGCCACAGAACGGTGGTGGGAGAGGCTGGCAATGGGATGAGGAAGCAGGCGAGAAACTCATGCCAGTTCGCTGGCAGGACTTTCTGGACTGGCTTCTGAAAGGACCAGAGCGCAACCCGCGAACGCAACGTGAGTGGGCAGCCGACAACGGCATCCACGAAGATTCCCTACGAAGAATCAAACGTGACCACCGTTTCATCAAAGAGTGGGATAGTCGCGCCGCAGAACTAAACATCAACCCGGAACGGGTTCAGAGCGTCATAGATTCGCTCTGGCGGCGCGCTGCTGATGGTGATGTGAAGGCTGCGAATCTGTATTTGCAGTATATTGAGAAGTTCACTCCGAAGCGTAAGGTCGTGGTGGATGATGAGCGGGACATTGCGGGCTTTTCAGATGAAGAGTTGGCTTCTGCTCTGGAGGCCGAGGTTCGACATTTGAGGATGGTGGAAGATGCCTAAGGTTGGTGGTAAGCATTATTCGTATAGTGCGAAGGGGAAGGCTGCCGCGAAGTCTGCGGCGAAGCGTTCTGGTAAGAAGGTTACGTACGGTAAGAAGCGGGGGAAGTAGGTGGGGCACATGCCGGGGCATGTTCTGTATGAAGGGAAGTGGGTGCCGTATTATGTGGTTGACCCGTTTTGCGATGAGGAACCTTTGGAGTGCGGTTTGGAGAACCCGGAGGTGTGTGAGTCGTGTCAGTAAAGGATTGGTGGACGTGCGTGTTGTTGGTGGGCCTGTTTACGTTTATTGCCTTTACGGTTTGGGGTTTGGGTCGTGCGTTACAGTCGTTGTTCGATTAGATGGGTCGGGTGGGTGAACTTCGGCAGGAAGCGGAGTGGCGTCGGTGCGTTGCGGATGAGTCGTATTTCTTACGTAAGTATTGGTTTATTGCCCATCCTGCTCGTGGTCGAATACTGTTTGATCTTCGGGGTGCCCAGTCTGAGGCTTTGAATCGGTGGGCCAATAATCGTTATTCGTTGACTTTGAAGGCCCGTCAGATTGGGTGGACGACGCTGGTGGCGGCGCACCAGTTTTGGTTGGCGTTTTTCCATGACGATCAGAACATCATTGATTTGTCGCGTACGGAGCGGGAGTCGGTGTTGTTGTTGAAGAAGACGAAGTATGGTTTCAAGCACATGCCGGACTGGTTGTTGGAGCGGGGACCGGATTCGATTGTTGAGCATCAGCAGAGGATGGGTTTCAGTAATGGTTCACAGATCGCTTCGATGCCGTCGGCGTCGGATCCTGCCCGTGGTGAGTCCGCTAGTCTGGTTGTGGTAGATGAGTGGGCGTTTTTACCCAACCCTGAGGAAGCATGGGCCTCTATTGAACCCGTGGCTGATGTCGGAGGCCGCATTATTGGTCTTAGTACGGCAAATGGAAGCGGAAACTTCTTTCATCAACTATGGGTGGGTGCCACGACGGGGAATAATCGCTTCGATGCGATGTTTTTTCCGTGGTCTGCGTCGGAGGACCGCGACATTTCGTGGTATGAGTCGAAAAAGGACGCCATGTTGCCGTGGCAGTTGGCTCAGGAGTACCCGACTACGGCTGAAGAGGCGTTTGTAAGGTCTGGGAACCCTGTTTTCGACTTGGATGTGCTAGAGCGGATGTCTATTCACCTCAGGTACGGTGAGCAGGGTTATTTGCATGAGATTCAGAAGAATGTTTTGGAGTTTCGATGCTGACGGTGTGGTCACGGCCCGAACGGTGGAGTGGTTACGTTCTGGGGGTGGATACGGCGGAGGGTTTGGGGCACGGCGACTATTCGTGTGTGCAGGTGATTGATGTGAAGGAGGGGGAGCAGGTTGCTGTCTGGCATGGGCGTATTCCGCCGGATGAGTTGGCCCATGAGGTTTACAACCTTGGTATTTGGTATGGGAATGCGTTGTGTTGCGTGGAGTCGAACAATCACGGGTTGACGACGATTGTGCAACTACGCCAGTTGGGGTATCCCAACCTGTTCCGTAAGCGCACGTTGAATAATGAGTCGAATCGGATGACTCAGGAGTTTGGTTGGAGGACGACGCGTACGTCTAAGCCTTTGATGATTGACGATTTGGCTATGGCGTTGAAGAATGAGGAGTTGATATTGCATTGCCGGGACACGATTGGGGAGTTGCGGACGTTTACCCGCAATGAACGGGGTACGATGTCCGGGTCACCCTATGATGATCGTGTGATGGCGCTTGCTTTGGCGAATCAGATGCGTAAGTATGCGTTTATTCCCGAGTATTCACCGAAGGTGGATGATTCGGGGTCTTGGAACTGGTGGCGTCGTAAGATCCCGTCACACGACCCTGAGGATTCCAGTATTGGTTCCAGCGGGTTTCGTGGGACAGTCTAAGTCTCTGTGTAGGACAATCTAACGAAAGGGAAAGTCCTTGAGCAAGCCAAATAAGTACAATGCCTCTGGCATGGGTGCACAGCCGAAGTTGAACAGCGCACAGTTGTGGAATGGTCCTGCCCGTCCGGGTGGGTCACAGACCGCAAAGGTGAAGGAGGGCGTTGATAACGCCCAGCCCGGTGATATGGCTGCTGGTGTCAAGGGACGGGAAACACCGTTCAATCAGCATGGTATTGAGGGCAAGGTTGAGCCTTCAGCCAAGCAGCCCAGCGGTGCCGTTCATAGCAGTTGATTCTTCCTCCTGACGCCGAATATGAAGAGTTCCGCGACTACGTGGTCACTTTGCGTGGCCCCGTGGACGCGGACGAGATAGCGGATTTGTGGGAATGGCGTCAGAAACTTTTGGGTATTCGGATTGTTACCGGGCGCGGTTACCGTGAACGGGAATGCCCTGTAGACGAACAGCATCTCACCATGCGTGAGCGGGAGAAGAAAGTGATTGCTGAAGCAGAGGCTGCGGGGATAACCGTGGAGAGAGCATCCGCCTAATGGCGAAAAACGACCATTACGAAGAGGTCCATGACCGGTTGGAGATGGCCCGACGGTGGCGTACCGAAGAAGGGTACGACGCTAAATGGCATCGCCTGATTGACTTGTACCGGGGTAAGACCTATTTCGGGGTTCGTAATCCGGCGGATGGATCTGATCGCGTATCGGTGAATCTGGCGTTTTCAACAGTCAACGTGATTGAACCGTCTGTTGCTGTGAATCATCCGAAGATTACGGTTATGGCGAATCAGGAACAGGATCAAGATCGGGCCATTTTCGTAGAGTCGGTTGTCAACTATTTGTGGCGACATCACGACTATCAGAAGCCTTTCCGGCGTGCCGTCAAGGACTTTCTGATATTGGGTCATGCTTGGCTCAAGGTTGGTTGGAAGTTCGTTGAGATTGAGCGTCAAATGTCTGGCGAAGAGCGCCGGGGCCGTTTGGATATGGCGCAGGCCGAAGTCGATGACTTCGCGGCCATGAACCCGCAGTTGGCGGGCGAGTTGCCTTCGTCGCAGGATCTGGTTGATTCAGTTCCGGCCACAATGGTGGAGATCGTGGAAGATCAGGCTTTTGTGGAACGGATTAGTCCGTTCGACATGATGGTGGACCCGGAGGCCACCTGTTTGGAGGATGCCAAATGGGTTGCACAGCGGATTGTTCGTCCGTTGGCGGACGTGAAGAAGGATCAGCGGTTCAAGGCACAGGCGCGTCGGACCTTGGAGGCCGACGCTGGCCTGAAGATGCGATGGGATTCCGACTATGAGCGTGAGCAGTACGCTGAGGCCACGGATCGTGTCACGCTGTACGAGTATTACGACATCAAGCAGGGCACCATTTCTGTTTGTTCGCATGACGGTAAGACGTTCTTGTTGGATCCAACCCCGATGCCGTACGACTTCGGTATCCCGTTTGTCATGTTGCGCAACTACGATGTGCCAGATCAGTTCTATCCGATGGGGGATTTGGAAGCGATTGAATCGCTTCAGGAGGAACTGAACAAAACGCGTACGCAGATGGTGAACCACCGTAAGCGTTATGCCCGCAAGTACCTCTACCATGAGCGTTCGTTCGGGCCGGAGGGCCGCGAGGCGCTGGAATCCGATACTGATGGTCGATTCGTGCCGGTTGTGGATGAGAACCGAAACCTTGCTGATGTGGTTATTCCGCTGGCGCAGGTGCCTTTGGCCCCGGAGATTTACAACCATTCTTCAATCATTGAGGGTGACATCAATGTTGTGAGTGGTGTTTCCGAGTATGCGCGTGGTCAAATGCCGGAGGTTCGTCGCACGGCGACAGAGGCAAGCATCATTGCGGACGCTGGCAACGCCAGAGCGTCTGACAAGTTGGCAAAGATCGAACTGTTTATCGGTTATGTGGCTCGTAAGATCATCCAGTTGATGCAGCAGTACATGACGCAGGAACAGATGGTTCGCATCACCGGTAAGAATGACCAGAAGTTGTATGTCGCTTACACGCGGGATGACATTCTTGGTGAGTACGACTACTCCGTTGAGGGTGGTTCAACGCAGCCGATGAATGAGACTGCGCGACGGCAGCAGGCTATTTCGTTGATGAATGCCATTGGGCCACTCGTTGGGACCGTTATCGACCCGACAGAGTTGGCCCGACACGTATTGCAGGAGGGGTTCGGAGTGCAGAACCCTGACAAGTTCTTAGTGCAGCAGCAGCCCGCAGCGCCACAGGGCGCGCCTGCTGGGGCACCACCTCCGGGTCCACCTCCACCGGAGGGAATGCCACCGCCCGCTATGGGTGGTGGCATGGGTCCGGGTCCAGTCCCCGATCAGGTCTTTGAGGCCACCGGGGGCGTACCGCCAGAGTTGTTGGCGCAGTTGCAAAACCAGATGGGTTTGGAACTGCCCAACATGTAGCGGGACAGTTGTAACATTATCGTAGGAACACCCGAAAGGATTCCTTATGGCAAACGAAGAGACTTCAACAGGTGATTCGTTCACCGTCAAGATAGATGGGGCGGAACAGCGGGTTTCATTGAATGAACTTCAAAACGGGTACCAGCGGCAGGCGGATTACACCCGTAAGACGCAGGAGTTGGCATCCGAACGCGAGAGATTGGCTCAAGGAGAGGCAATCGTCCAAGCACTAGAGGCTGATCCAGAAGGTACGATTTCCGCTTTGGCGGGGTCTTTCGGGGTTGGTGTGGGCAACCAGAATACGTTATCTTCCGAAGGGATGGATCACGAGGACATGGACCCTGATGAAGTTCGCTTGCGGCGCATTGAGTCTTCCATTGAAGAACAGAACCGCGCGTTGAGACAGCAAAACTTGCAGAAGGAAGTGAGCACACTCCGCAACAAGTACGACGGTATCGACTTTGACGAGAAGGCGCTGTACGCGCACGCTCTGAAGAACAAGATCAACAACCTTGACGCCGCATTCACCCACATGAACTGGGATAAAATGCAGACGGCAGAGAGGGACGCTGAGATTGTTGGAGAGAAGCGTGCAGCACAGATCGTTGATGGTGTACCGGGTTCCCCTGAGGGGAACGTAGAACGTGCGGTTCATGCGGTGAGTTCAATCCGTGACGCATGGCACTTGGCTCAAGATGAACTATCCAACACCTAACTAACGAAAGGGGTGATTCAGTATGGCTGGCAACACGAACTTCAATGAGATTCTAAGCACCACGCTGAAGAACTACATTCCTAAGTTGGCGGATAACGTCTTTACCGCTCGCCCGCTGTTTTATGCGCTAACCAATGGACAGACCATTCGGCGCATCAGCGGTGGAGCGACAATCGTTGTCCCCATCATTTATGGAACAAACAGCACAGCCGCTTCATACGAAGCCGCAGATACTATTGCCACGACTGCTCAGACCGGTATTTCTGCCGCTGAGTACAACTGGAAACAGTATGCGGCCACCGTAACCATTACGGGGATTGAAGAGGCCAAAAACAACGGCGAAGCACAGATCATTGACCTTCTTGAAGGCAAGATCATGCAGACCGAAGAAACCATCATTGAGAACATGAACACCATGTTCTGGGGTGACGGGACTGGCAACAGCAACAAGGACTGGATTGGTCTGGACCTGATTGTTACCAAGCCCAACACCACACTTGGTGGAATCGACCCGACTGCTGCGGGCAACTCATGGTGGGCGTCCACCGAATCCAACGAAGCAGGTGCTTTGGCACTCACTAGCATGGCTAATGTGTACAACACCATTTCAGTTGGTAACGACCAGCCCTCCATCCTTATCGGCACACAGGCTGTGTACGAGTCTTACGAGGCTCTACTCCAGCCGAACCTACGGTACACGGATGCCCGTGTAGCAGATGCTGGCTTCCAGAACCTGCTATTCAAGGGCGCTCCGATGACCTATGATAGTGCCTGCACAACCGGTGAACTTATGTTCTTGAACAGTAAGTACCTCCGGTTGGTTGCTCATACCGAAACGTGGTTCCAGCCGACACCGTTCGTGCGGCCCACAAATCAGGATGCCCGCTACGCACAGATCCTGTGCTACGGCGAGTTGACATGCAGCAACCGTGCACGACAGGGATACCTGTTCGGCATTACCTGATAACCTAGGAGCAGAACTTGTCACGAGAAATCGCTCTGGTCTACAGCAAGAATGCTGAACCAGCAGGCTCACGCGGCGCCACACCATCCCATTACGCACCCGGTTCACGCTCTGGTGCGAGGATGGTACCCGGTGGGACTGCGGACTGGAGTGAACCTCCCATTTCTCGTGACGGGTTCTGTTCCGAAATGACCCGCCACGGGGTGCCCTGTAAAGCGCATCCCGTGGCGGAGTCAACCCTCTGCATCGGACATACGAGGCAAAAGGCTGCTTCCTAATGGCAAGCATGACGATTGCGGAAATGCGCGCGCAAGCGCGCGCGGTTGTAGACATCGACGCAACAGACATTTCCGATACCGTTCTAAACAACATGATCGGTCAAGGATTCAACTCTATTGTCTATAGTGAGAAGCGTTGGCCGTTCTACGACACTTCGACTACGTTTTCTACCGCCGATGGAACCAAGGATTACACCCTCGCTACTGTAGGCGCTTCGGTGACGCAGGGTTTACGTGACGTGGTTGCGGTACGCAACGACGATCACGTAATACAGTACATTGGTAGCGATGACGCTGATTCCAACTATCCGTTGAATGTTGCATCATCGGGTCAGCCGTGGGAGTGGAGTTTCTGGAACGAAACCATTCGCTTCTACCCGACACCATCTTCAGTCAAAACCATCTACGTTCGCGGGATCCGCAACGCAACCGATTTCGGAGCAGGTAGCGCAGACAGCGCAACCCCGGACATTCCCGATCCGTTTCATTCCGTACTCGTTACCTACGCCATCGCCAAATGCTATTTGCAGCAGGAGGATCCGACAATGGCGGACCAGTACCAGCGCGACTACATGATTGAACTTGACAACGTGGCGCGCAGGTATTCTGATACGCCGTCACCACAGCCTCTGGTTGGCAATAGCCGCCGTTCAACCCGCTACCTAGCCGGGATGGGTCGTCTGCGGTACGCCAATACCGGTGGCGTTGAGTGGTAGCGGGCAATGGCCCGCAGAGAGTTCAAACTAGAGGTTCTTGAAGCCTTCACCGGGGGTCTGAACCTGCGTTCGGACCAGTTCAACCTTGCCCAGTTCAACCTTGCGGACAACGAATCTCCCGATCTGTTGAACGTGCTGGTCGATCCTCGTTGCGGCATTCGTATGCGTGATGGCGTGGATCGCCTTAATACGACAGCATTGAGTGCCGACATCAAGGGTATTTGGGGTTTCCACACCGATTCCGGAACCAGTCAGGTGATGGTCAACTACGGCACCGATGTTGCCTATGCCACTACGGGCAACTTTACCGCCCTGACTGGTATCACGTCACGAACCGCTGGTTCGCGCGTGTATGGCATGACAATGAATAATGTCGCTTACGGGGTGTCAGGTGACAAGGTTGCGTTCAGGTGGAATGGTTCCGCCGCAGCAGACCTTGGCCTCACGTTGGATGGTTCTGCGGGAAACTTCCCACAGGCCCAGTATGTGGCCTTCTGGAACAACTTCGCGTGGGCAGCCAGCACAATCGAATCTGGCACGAACTACAAGTATCGGGTTCGGTGGAGCAATGCGAACGACCCGGAGAGATGGGCTGCTGCCGACTATGTGGACATTGATAAGGGAGAACACGGTGATTACATCACCGGTATTCTCCCAATGGGTGATCGTCTACTGATATTCAAGTCCAATAGCGTGTATGCGATCTTCGGTTTCGATTCCGATTCGTTTCAGGTGGTTACTTTGACGAACAGCGTGGGTTCCACCCCGCTGTCGTCCCCGGTGCATTCACCGTTCGGGGTGTTCTTCTGGTCAGCGGAGGAAGGCGTTTACCTGTATAACGGGCAACAGTTTATTTGGTTGTTCTCCAAGTTGTCCCCGGCCTTGGATGATGCACGCATTCGTACAACGAATCCGCCTCAGTTGGCGTGGGGAAACAACAAGTTGTATGTTTCAGTAGATTGGGTTGAAAACGCTGTAACGACAAGGCGTGTATTCATTTATGATCCGA